ATTCAACACAGTCTCAGCACCATAAAGATTATTCAACGAACGAATTGGAACATCCGTCACCGCAGTCCCACCCAACACCGCCACAGCCGTCCCAAACGAAACCTGCACACGAGGATCAAACACGAGCATCCCATCACGGGACGCATAGAACCGACCATTCTCCGAAACCTGCAAAGCCTGCAAAGCCTCTAGTGCGTTCGTATTATCTTCATAAGCAACCGTCCCAACCGTTGCCAACCCAGGGTTAATGTCACGCAACGCAGTAGACCAAGACACCTCGTTCCTTGACAAGATTGCGTCAACCCGCTCAGACGTGAGCTGTTGTGATGGGTTGAACCCGACAAGGTTGGTTTGCGCTAACTGTGCCAAAGCATCAACAGCGAGAATCTGTGCTGATGATAACTGTGGCTCATCGTATTCAATGTTCAAGTCATAGATATAACCCTTGAACATCGCAGCCGTTCCAGCCGAACCACCATAAACCTCAACCGCTCGACGTGGAGCAATACCCAAGTCACCCTGATACCAAGGCGAAGCAGTATTCAACGGGTCAAATGACCTACCGGACGCACGGTCATCAGCTGTGATTGACAAGGTGCCAGTCGGAAAAGTATCCAACTGGTTACTGCGACCACGATTGATAGTGATGTTCTGAACATACTCAGTAATATCCACGAATTCTGTAGAACCTTCAAGGGTGTCAGTTCCGTCAAGAAGGCTGGAGTCCAATTTGAAGATGTTGGTCTTGAACCCGACATCCAAATTGACCTTAAGGGTTTCCCCCCATATCGCTTGCTTAGCCATTATCTGGTTCCAACAAAGTTCCCGATAGAACCAAGCGAGAATGTCTGCCCAGAGAAGCCCAGGTACTCACGCAAATACTGGTCAATCTCCTGACCAACCTGAACACCATTCGCACCCAACCCAGCATTGACAATGATGTTCATTTGACGATCAATACCAGCTACCAATTCACTAGCATTGTTAGCCAAAGTGCTGTCAGGAACAAGGTTCGCCATCGGGTTAGGCATCCCACCCAAAACCTTCGGATACTTCTTAATCAGATCAGCTGTTGCCTGCAACGAAGCATTGAACTCATCCTGAGCGTCCTTCGTATTAGTGACCGCCTCCTCCCAAGCCTCATACGCTGAAACCTGTTGACGAGTCGCATCCTCAACATCACGCAACGCCTGGTCATAAAGAATTGAACCGACAGTCGCACCAAAGATTGCATCATTGAGCAACCGTTGCTGGTCATTCAACTCCTTAGTCGACTCGGCCTGTGAATCAGTAGCATCCGACACCGACAACTTCGCCTCAGCCAAATTGATTTCAGCACGACGAATATCCATAGCCGAAGACTCAGGGTCTTTACGAATCTCAGCAAGATTCTTCTCAGCATCAGCAACCGAGAACACAGCCTCCTCAACCGCATACGTCGCCCGCTCCTGCGCACGTTGAGCCTTAGCCAACTCAGCCTGCGCAGCCAAAGCCTCCGGTGAACCCACACCAAAGCCACGCTCAATCTGAGCCAACTTTGCCTTAGCATCAGCCAGGTTCGTATTTGCATCAGTTAAAGATGCAAGCGACTTTTTCTCAGATTTCTGGGCATCATTGAACCTAAGTTGCAACGAAGTTGACTTCTTTATTGAATCCCCATACGCCTTCAATTTTTGCTCAGCCGTAACGATTGCTTTGGTTGCCCCCTTCAAACCACTCTTGTCATCACCAGCCAATTCTGTTATTGAACCCTTAAAGCCAGTTTGCTGATTTATCGCATCACGGATATTTAATTTGTAATGGTTTACAGATGTTCCCAACTTGTCAAAGGAGTTCATCAAAGGAACGATTGGGATTTGCTCTTTGACCGAAGACTTCATGTCTTCCCATGCACCCTTGAAGTCAAGAGTTGCAGCTCTGTATGCAGCTCTTGACAGATAGATGAACGGGGCGATTGCGTTTGTAGCGAGGGCGAAACCTACTGCTATGAACTTGAGTGTTGAGACGATGGCCTTACCGGCACTACCTGATTCGAATAGAAGTTGTTGGAAACCTGCGAGCAATCCTTTTTCACCGATGACTGTGGTGACACGTTGAATGGCTGGGGCAACATTGTTGACCAAGTATTCAGAGAACCTTTGAAGATATGGCAATAACGCTGCGCCTACTGTTTCTAATATCTCCCCGAACTGACCTTGCAAAATCTTTAACTGTCCACCGAACGTATTCGCAGCTGTTTCCGCAGCACCGCCGAATTGGTCATTCAACAAACCAACAACCTTTTCAAAGTCCTTCGACTTCTTAATGTTCTCATCGAGCGGGATGCCAAGTCTTGATAGTGCTGTGAACTGTCCTTGACTAGCCTTAGCCAACGCCAACGAAACAGACGCAAGGTCTTTACCTGTGGCAGCAGAAATATCTTGGGCAGTATTGAGCAGGTCTTGAGATTGAGTAAGGTCACCTGTTGCTCGAACCAACGTGCCAAGCGAGCTTCGAAGTTCCACGTCGGAGGTTCCGGTGCGAAGTTGTGTGACCGATATGTATCGTTCAGCCGAAGCAGTCAACGCCTCATTGGCTCCAAAGGTTTTCTCCAGCTGACGCTGTAACTCTGCCTGCGATGCTTGGTCTTCCATCGCAGCCTTAACCGATTTAGTTAATCCAACAGCGATAGCACCGAAGGCTGCGGTAGCCCCAACCGCCAAAGCACCAAACAAAGGTGAGGTCTTAGAAACCTGATTCCCGAAACCTTTGATGTCACCGGATAGAAGTTTCAGTCCTGCTTTGGCTGTTGGAGCTACGGCTGCGTTTGGTGCTATCGCTGTTGGGTTGACCAAAGCGGTTAAGGCTGCGATGGAGGATCAGGCTTCACAGGCAGAGTTGCAACGTCAGCTGGAAAAAACCTTTGGTGCCAATGAGGCTTTGGTTGGTTCGGCTGAGCGATATATTTCGGTCACTCAACTTCGATACGGCACATCGGATGTGGAACTTCGTGCATCGCTTGGCACGTTGGTTCGAGCGACAGGTGACCTCACCCAATCTCAAGACCTGCTTAATACTGCCCAAGATATTTCTGCTGCTACAGGTAAAGACCTTGCGTCTGTTTCGTTGGCATTGGCTAAGGCAAGCCAGGGTCAGTTCACAGCGTTATCAAAACTCGGCATCCCACTTGATGACAACATCAAGAAATCCAAAGATTTTGAAAAGGTTGTAGGGCTATTGAATGACCAGTTCGGCGGTGCAGCCCAAGCTGCTGCCAACACCTTCGGTGGACAGATAAAGATTCTTAACGGTCAGTTCGGTGAAATTATGGAAACCATAGGTGCAGCTTTATTGCCATATCTACAAAAGTTTTCAGAGTTCTTGGTAAAGAATGTTGCTCCAGCGATTCAACGAGTCACCACAGTTATTGGTGAAAAGGGCTTGGTTGCAGGGTTTCAGCAGTTGTTATATGAATCGGGTTCAGCTGCACCAAAGATAGTTTCTGCTTTTAAGGGAATCACGCTTGGTATCGCTGCAACAGCAAACGTTGCTGCTAGGGCGTTCTATGTTTTGAAAGCTCAGATTGAACTGCTTAAAGGCAACCCAATTCAGGCCGTCAAAGATTTTGCTAAAGCTTTTGACGAGTTCATTGATATTGACAAACTTGGAAAACAGTTTGATGGGTTTGCTAAATCTGTTGATAATTATGCGGTGCGTGGTGTCCCATCTGCTATTCGAGCACAACAAGGTCTGAAAGGTTCAGTTGAGGAATTAGCTGGTGATGACACGAGTGGTTTGAAGGGGGCGACGAAGGCCATCGTTACGGCTGAACAAAAGTTGAAGTCGTATGGGGAGTCGTTAAAGAAGTCAACTTCATTACAGCTCAGGTTTAGTGATGCTCAGAAGTCTGAGCGGAAGTCGCTTGCATCGTTGACTGATGCGAATACGAACTTGGCTGATGCTAGGGCTAAGTTGGCTCAGATTGAGCGTGGCTTTGGTGTGGGTTCACCGGAGGCGTTAGCTGCGCAGGCTGAGTTGGCTAAGGCTCAACGTGCGCAGGAGCGGGCTGTTTATGGGGTTGAGGAGGCTGTGTTCTCGGTTGCTGATGCTGAGAAGAGTCTTGCTGATATTCGCAAAGACCCTGAATCATCTGCGATGGATATTCGTCGTGCTGAGATTAACTTGGCTGAGGCGAAGTTGTCGGTTGCGGATGCTACCGATTCA